GCTCCGAGGTTTTCCAGGTTCAAAGTGTTCCGACCCGCACGAATGTTCGACTGATCCGTGGCCGCGTGATGCTGCCCAGCGTGATGCTGAGGGATGTGATTGATGTGACTAGTGGTGGTGCGCGTGCTCGTTCTGGTCCGGCCCCTGATCCGAACGCTCTGAGGCGTGATCGTGCCGGCGATGCCGCGTGGACTGTTCTGCCTGTCGAGGGTTTCAAGGGCGATGTGCCCGAATTCCCGCTCTCCGATGCCTTGGGTGTCGAGGTTGAGCTGTGGCTGAAGCTGTGGTCGAAGCCGCAGGCGTTCATGTGGGCGAAACTGGGCCTCGAGTTCGAGGTGGCGGCGTACGTTCGTGCGTTCATTGAGTCTGTCGAGGCGGGGGCGTCTGCTGGTCTGAAGACTGCTGTCCTGCGGATGGGTGCGGAACTTGGTTTGTCGCTTCCCGGGATGCATTCGTTGCGGTGGAAGTTCTCTGAGGACGAGTTGTCCGTGAAGCGTGCTGCTCAGACGGCGCCAGTTCGTACGGGGCCGACTGCTGCGGAGCGTTGGGCTGCGGCTGTTGGCGATGAAGGCTGATCGTCCGCTTCTCGTCGTTCCGGAGTGGATTGAGGCTCACTGTGTGATCCCTGACCGGGGTCACCGGGGGATGCCGTTCACGCTTGCCGCGGAGCAGTACCGGTTCGTTGGCAATCACTACATGGTGAAGGGTTCGGCACGGTTCGATCCGGCTGCTGAGCTCGATCCGGAACTGCCCGCTAACCCGTTGGCCGGCGCGTTTGTCTATCGTCGTTCGCAGCTTGTGCGGGCTCAGAAGTGGGGCAAGTCTCCGCTGATCTCTGCGTTCGTGTGTGCTGAGGGTGTCGGCCCGGTTCTGTTTGCCGGGTGGGCTTCCGAGGGTGACGTTTACGACTGTGCGGAGCATGGCTGTGCGTGTGGGTTCGTTCACGAGTACGCCGATGGTGAGCCGATGGGCCGGCAGTGGTCCACGCCGCTCATTCAGATCACGGCGACGTCGGAAGATCAGACGTCGAACACGTATGACGCGCTTCGGCCGATGATTGAGCTTGGCCCGTTGGCGGACATTATCCCGAAGACGGGTGAGGAGTTCATCCGCCTGCCGGGTGACGGTCGTATCGACGTGGTGACGGCGAAGGGTAACTCGAGGCTCGGGCAGCGTGTCACGTTCGTTGTTCAGGATGAGACCGGGCTGTGGGTGAAGTCCAACGGTGGGCACAACCTGGCGAAGAAGCAGCGTCAGGGCCTCGCCGGTATGGGTGGGCGCGCGATCGAGACCACGAACGCGTGGGACCCCGCCGCCGACTCTGTCGCGCAGCGTACTTATGAGTCGCAGGCGAAGGACGTCAACCGCGACTTCCGCCATCCTCCGGCGAACCTGTCTTTCAAGAACAAGAAGGAACGCCGCAAGATTTTCGCGTTCAACTATGAGGGTGCCCCGTGGGTGTCTATCGACGTGGTTGAGGGCGAAGCCGCGGAGATGATGGAGAAGGACCCGGCCGATGCCGAACGGTTCTTCGGTAACCGTCTCGTCGCGGGTGCAGGTAAGTGGATTACGCCCGAGGAGTGGGACGCAAAGCGGTCGCCGGTCGAAGTCAAACTGCGTACGGCTGTCGCTATGGGCATGGACCTGTCGAACAACAACGACTGGACCGGTATCCGGCTCGAGACGCGAGACCTGTACCAGTTCACGCCGACCTACGACGTCGGAGGCGACAAGCGCCTCACAGTGTGGGACCCCGCCAACTTCGGTGGGTTCATTCCGCGCGGTGAGGTGCGGGCTGCTGTCGACTATCTCGCGTCGGAGTACCGCATTGTCAGGGCGTACATCGACCCTGCTGGTTCTGCGATGGGTGCCATTGATGAGTCTGCGTTGAACGATGACGACTCGTGGCGTACTGAGCTGGCGGAGTGGGCTGCGAAGTATGGGGCGAAGGTCTTCATCCCGTGGCAGACGAACTCGATCACGGCGATGCACAAGTCGCTTGAGCAGTTCCGGTCGGCTATCCGCAATCCGGACTCACGGTTCACTCACGACGGCGACACGGTCACCCGCACGCATGTGACTAACGCGGTGATGATCGCGAAGACGATGCAGCGGTATGTGCTCGGCAAGCCGCACGGCGCCGATCACCAGAAGATCGACCAGGCCATGAGCTCGGACCTTGCTCATGAGGCCGCGATGGACGCGCTCAAGGACGGCCAGTTCGACGACCCGGCTGAGAACTACGTATTTTTCTGACCCCCTGAGGAGGGCGCATGGACGCGGATGACGCCCGGAAACTGACTCAGCGGATCTACACCCGCCTGAACAATCGTCGACCCGACATTGAGAAGGCAGAGAACTACTACGAGGGCGATCAGCCTCTCAGTTTCGCTACCGAGGAGTGGCGTAAGGAGAACGCTGAGCGGTACTTGGGGTTCTCTGACAACTGGTGTGGGACGGTTGTGAATGCTGAGGCTGAGCGTCTGAAGCCGATCGGTGTGACGAACATGCCGAAGACTGCGGCGTCGAAGCTGTGGGATGCGTTGCAGATGAACGAGTTTGATGCTCAGTTCTCGCAGGGTGCTGTGACGGCGTTGACGGCGAAGCGTTGTTACGTGATTGTGTGGGGCGACTCTTCGGGGGAGCCGATTGTCACGTTTGAGCATCCGTCGAGCGTGGAGATTGAGTACGACTGGGAGAATCCGCGTCTGCGGACGGCTGCGTTGAAGACGTGGGTGGACGAGAAGGACGAGTTTGCGACTCTGTACACCCCGGATGAGATCTTCAAGTGGATTCGCCCCCGTGTGACGCCGCCGAACGAGCTCGATGCGATGACTGAGCAGCAGAGGCAGGAGTTTGCGGCTTCGGGTGGCTGGGTGCAGCGCGACGGGCTCAAGGATGACTCCTGGCCGGTGAAGAACCACCTCGGCGTCGTGCCGGTCGTGGAGATCGCGAACCGGCCCACGCTCAAGGGTGACCCGCTGTCCGAGATTCAGGGTGTCATGCCCATGCAGGATGCTATCAACCTGCTGTGGGCGTACCTGTTCCTCGCCGCGGACTATGCGTCGATGGATGCCCGGGTGATGCTGTCGGCCGACCCGCCCAAGATCCCCATTCTCGACAAGGTGACTGGCGACATCATCGGCACCCGCCCGGTCGACATGAAGGATCTTCGGTCGAAGCGCCTCATCAACATCACGGGTGATAACGCGCGGATCGACTCGTGGAAGGCCGCGTCGCTCGACATCTTCACGGACACGATTGAGATTGCGGTTGGGCATATTGCGGCGCAGACCCGCACACCCCCGCATTACCTTGTGGCGAACAAGGGCATCTCGAACCTGTCGGGTGATGCGTTGAAGTCGGCTGAGATCGGTCTGAACAAGAAGGCTGGCGAGTTCATCACGTTCACTGACCCGCAACTGCGGGAGGTGCTGCGGCTTGTGGCGCTGGTGAAGGGTGACGCGAAGGCTGCGGAGGCTACCCGGCTGGCGAAGATCGTTTGGGAGTCGCCGGAGATCCGGTCTGAGGCTCAGCTTGCTGATGCTCTGCTGAAGAAGTCTCAGATGGGTTACCCGTTTGAGTATCTGCTGGAGTTGGATGGGCGTTCGCCGGCTGAGATCCGCCGCATTATGAAGATGCGTGAGAAGGAGCTCGACGAGGCGTTGGGTGCTGGGGTTCAGGCGGCGGTTCAGGGGGCCATTGATGACGGCTCTGACGAGGTTGGCGGCGGACAGGCAGGCGCGACTAGCGTCGACGTCTGACACGGCGTCACGGCGGGTTCTGGGGTTGTGGAACCGGACCCGCGGTGGTGACTTGGACGCCGGGTGGGACGCTATCGCCCCGGACGTTGAGCGTGTGGTGACCGCGGCGCAGATCACCGCGGCCCGCCAGTCGACGGCGTACGTCCGTGAGGCTGGCGGTCTGCTCGGCGCTGACATGGAACCCGCGGCGATTGTCCCGGAGGCGTTCGGTGGGGCGACGCGTGAGGGGCGGTCTATCGCCCCGGAGTTGTTCACGGCTGTCACCACAACGAAGACCCTCATCGGGCAGGGTGTCGGGGTCGGGCAGGCGTTCCGCGCGGGCGCGGCGTACATGGCTGTCATGGCGGCGACGATCGTTCGGGATGCTGGGCGCAACGCGGATCAGTCGTTGGCTGTGGGGCGTGGTTCCCGGTTCTCGGTGCGGGTCATCCAGCCTGGCGCGTGCTCGAGGTGCGCGATTCTCGCGGGGGTGACGGGTTACCGGGTCGACTTCGACCGGCACCCGGGGTGCAGATGTACGTCGCTGGCGTTGTACGACGATGAGTCCCCGGAGGGGTTCTTCCGGTCGCCAGATGACTACTTCGAGTCGCTGTCGGAGTCCGAGCAGGATCGGGTGTTCACGAAGGCTGGGGCTGAGGCGATCCGGTTGGGCGCGGACCCGGCGAAGGTTGTCAATGCGCGTCGTGGCGCGTACACGTACGCGAAGAAGCATCCTGATGGCACGTTCGGCCCGTCGCGGCTGAAGCCTATCCAGATCGGTACGAGCGCGGACGGTAAGCCTCTGATGGTCTACGCGACCACGGAGGGGACGACGGCGCGCGGTGCGTGGGGTCGTAACCAACTCCTTGATGTGCGGCGCGCGGGTGACCGTTACCGCCGCACATCGACACTGCGGTTGATGCCCGAGCAGATCATGTCGATGGCGTCGACCCCGGAGAGGGCTGCCGAACTGCTCAAACGGTACGGCTACCTCTACTAACAAACTTCCCGCGTGATGCGGTGAATCACCCCGCATGGGGTGGCAATCAGGGCATCCGCGATGGGTGCCCTTTTTCTATCCCAACCGAGGAGTAATTCCCATGTCCGAAAACGACGCGGCCGAGATGGTCGACGCGGATACCGACACCACAGACGCAAGCACGGTTGATGCCGAAGCGAACGTCGAAACCGAGGACTTCCGCGAAAAGTGGGAGGCCCAGCGAAAGGTCAACCGTGACCTGGAAGCGAAGCTCAAGAACCTCTCTCAGATTGAGAAGAAGTTCGAGGATCGGCTGAAGGAAGAGCTGGCCAATCAGAACAAGTCTGACGAAGAGAAGGCGGTCGACGCCGCCCGTCGTGAGGCTCGCGAAGAGGCGCAGAGCGCATTCAATCAGCGCCTCGCCAAGGCCGAACTCAAGGCCGAACTTGCGGGCAAGGTCAACAACCTCGCTCTCGCACTGAAAGTCATCGACCTGGCAGAGATTGCCGTCGATTCAAACGGTGAGGTCGACCCGCAGTCCGTGACGGACGCGATCGATTCCGCCCTCGCCCAGTACCCGGAACTGAAGCCCACCACCGAGAAGAAGTTCGGCGGCACGGCAGACCAGGGCACCAAGGGTAAGGCGACGCGACCTCAGCAACTCACTCGCGAAGACATCAAGTCCCTCACCCCGGAACAGGTCGTAGCCGCTGAAGCAGCGGGCCAACTCGACACGCTCCTGGGCCGTTAGGGCACCTACCTAGAAAGAGGCTGAAATGGCTATTGCCAACTTCGTCCCGGAGATTTGGACTCCGAAGATCCTTGTCGCCCTTCGCAAGAAGGCCGTCGCAGGAAACCTCGTCAACCGTGACTACGAGGGCGAGATCAAGCGTGCCGGCGATCAGGTGAACATCACCTCGATCAACGACGTGACGATCGGTACCTACACGAAGCACACCGACATCACCGTCGAGGACATCGACGACGCCACCCGCGCACTCATCATCGACCAGCAGCGCTACTTCGCGTTCGAGCTCGACGACGTGGAGCGTGCACAGTCGGTCAACGGTGGTGCGGTGCTGAACCAGGCGCTCGACAACGCCACATACCAGCTCCGTGACGTGGGTGACGCGTTCCTGTTCACGACCATGAACACGGCGATCCAGGGCGGCTCGAACGACCTCGGTACCCGTGCGATCCACACGACCGCGCAGAACCTCTACGACGCGTTCGTGGACCTCGCGGTCACGCTCGACGAGGACAACGTTCCGGAAGAGGGTCGTTGGGCTGTCGTGTCGCCGTCGCTTCACGGTCGTCTGCTGAAGCTGGACACGTTCATCAAGCCTGGCGACGACGCGGCCCCGGCTGCTCGCCGCAACGGCTTCATCGGGTCCATCGCGGGCCTCGAGCTGTACAAGTCGAACAACCTTCCGGCTGTGACCGACGTTGCTGCGACCGGTGGCATTGCCATCGCTGGTCACAACATCGCGACCACGTTCGCGGAGCAGATCGTTTCCGTCGAGGCGTTCCGTCTCGAGAAGCGGTTCGCTGATGGCGTCAAGGGCCTGCACGTCTACGGCGCGAAGGTGGTCCGTCCGACCGCTCTTGCCGTGGTCGAGTTCGACGCCACCGCGTAAGTCATCTAGGAGGTAATCGTGGTTGCGTTCACCAACTCTGACGCTG